ACATTGTATTAACCCCCCAAAATAAACTAAAATATATTATTTAATACAACTGATAAATTTACTCAATTTTATAAACCACATGAAAATTCTTCTTCTCACCTTGTATCTTAGTAGGTCTATTATTCTCCTCTATCCAATGTCTTATTTTATCTATTACACTCTGTGAATACTTATTGACACTTCCACTCCAACCTCTTTTACTCTCTAGTACTACTAACTTTTCATTATCTTGTATATCTAACTTCTTAATAATTTCACCTATTGCATGAAATGCAGGTTTATTAGACTTAGAATAAACATTTAACTTAGTTGCTATTTGTACAGTATCAAAGAAATGTTCCTTCTCTTCTATTTCAAGAGGTAACTCTATTCCTGCCTTTTTGTAGATAGTCTTTGCTGTAAGTAATTTTGCTTTTTCATCTATTCCAGCATTATCTAAGAATGGAGTTAGTATTTCTATAGTCTTATTAACTGTATCTAAACTTTCTATTTCATTTGCTTTTTCTCTTAATGCTTGAGGGTCAGCGTTATTTGTTATGTATGCACCATGTTGTCGAATAGCTGGTAAAACTTCTCGTCTAAGCCATTTCCTAAACTGTACACCAATAGGTTTGTCTGTGTATTGTAAAAATCCATATAAACCATCTTCATAAAAAATAGTTATACTTCTAGCTTTATTACTAATTATATTATTTGCGACTACATTTAAAGTAGTTACAAAATCATTAAATTCATTTCCTTTCAATACATCATACTCTTGTTCAATCTCAAAGTCTTCTGCTTTTATGCAATCCTGTATTGTTTTAGATACATCAGCATAATCGAATAATCCAACTATTTGATTAGCTATCCAACAAGATTTTTCTTTCCACATAAAAGTATAAATTTGACTTCCATTGAACTCTTTTACTATTAAATTTTTCATAACTATTACACTCCTTAATTGAAATTTTTTAAGGAATGACGTATACTATAGTTAGTTGATGTATAGTATACGTCAATAAGGGTTGCTCAAACTTTGGTCGGTGGGAGTGACCCTTATTTTTTATTCCTTTTGTTCCAGTTCCTCGTCGATTTTTTCTTCTAGCCATTCTTTCTTGGTTAGATTCTTTTCCTCTAACACTTCATCAAATTTATCTAACTTTTCTTTGTCTAAAAGTACACTAAAACCTCTTTTATCTTTTCGACGATTTTTCATATACTCTGCTCTACTTTTAGTTGCTATTTTATTCACCTCTTTTCTGTAACTCGTTACATTAATAATAACATTGTAACGAGTTACAGTCAAGCTATTTTGGAATATTTTGCAAATAAAATTTTATTGAAGCTAGCGTCGTAAAACACTACCTCAGCTATATCTTTTTTTCTAATTATTTTACCCAACCGACCAAATTTGAGCAAAACAAAAGCACCTACCAAAAGTAAGTGCTTCCTTTTCTTTATTTAATTTTGATACTACATATTTAATATACTAGTAATATAGTTTGAGTTTTGACCATGTTCCCAAAACGGGAATGTGCTATCATTTCAAATATTTTATAAAAGCACCTACATATTTGTAAGTGCTTACTATATTATCTATTTAGTTCATATACTACATACATAAAATATCCACATATTATTCTTAATATAAACAAATCTCCCTAATATACCATGCTATAATTAATTTAGGAAATATTAGTAGATACTTCCTAAATTAATTATGAAAGGATGGTGATATAATGAAACGTGATTTAGAATTGATAAGAGATATTCTAATCAAAATGGAAGAATCTGATGCTGATAGAATGTCTATCAGTGATTTCATGACTGATGTCTATGATGAAAGAACTATTTCTTATCATTTACAATTATTATTGGATGTTGGCTTTATTGAAGCTACACCAATGGGTGTTCAAAGATGCTTATATAAACATTATATTGTTAAGAGGATAACCTCCTTTGGTTATGATTATCTTGACAATATAAGAGATGACACTGTTTGGAATAAAACTAAAAAACAATTAGGTAATTTTGCATCTTCCGCCTCTTTAGAAGTTATAGGCAGTGTTGCATCTAGTGTTATTTTAAAGATGATAGGAGTATAGCTTCAAACTTTATAGCATCTTCGAAAATCATATCTAATTTTTTATAATTATCAATATTTTTTTCATAAGACTTAGTTGAATATTTATTTATATTTTCAATTAAGTCTTCTCTTGCTTGTATCAAAATTTTTAACCTCATTGAACAGGCAATAAATTCTATATCTTTATTCATTTAATCACCTCTATTTTTTTACATAACAAAAGCACCTACATGTTTGTAAGTGCTTTCTTTGTTTATTTAATTTTGAATCCACATAGTTAATCTAAAACCAATTTCATGTGTGGATAGTTGCCATATCTCCCACCCATTTACATTCCATATAGTTAATCTAAAACATCATCTGAGTCTGTAAGAGTTGTAGAATCATTAAAATTTACATTCCATATAGTTAATCTAAAACAGAAGATGCAAAGAAAAAATTAGGATTAGACAATTTGATTTACATTCCATATAGTTAATCTAAAACTCCAATTTCTTCTGTAAATTGAGACTCTCGAAAAATTATTTACATTCCATATAGTTAATCTAAAACCCCAAAATAAACTTAGCATTTCCAATACCTACATATATACAATACTCTTAAAATTGCAGTGAGGGGGCAATAGTGCAATTGATAACACTTATCACGCACCCTCAACATCTTAGATTTCAAGTATTAAGCCCTACTTTGTAACAAATATCGCACACTGCAAAACTTCTATATTTTTATTATATCATAAAATCTAAACTATAAAATTAAAATGGAATACTTTGTAAATTTAAAAGCACCTACATACCTGTAAGTGCTTACTATATTATCTATTCTAATAATTCTTTTTTCTTTTTATTATATTCTTCCTATGTAATTGCTCCTGAATCTAGCAACTCTTTTAGTTTCTTTATTCTATCTAGTGGGTCAACCACTCTGTTTTGAATGTAGTTATTATAACTGTTTTTTTCTTGTTCTATTTTCTCTTGTTCTCGCTTCTCTTCTTCTTCGGTTTTAAGTTCAAACTCATTGAATTCTAAATTTTCAACATTATCTACATTATTTTGTATGTTTCTAAAATAATCAATATAAACAGAATTATATATACCGCCGTCATCTTTTGAATGAAACTTAAAGTACGCCTTGCTTATTTTAATTTTTTTAAGATCATTAGCAATTTCTTTTACAAATTTTTTACATTCTTCAGAATTACTAAATTTTTCATTTTGTACAGTTAAATCAAAATACATACTATATCTTTTAAATTTTCCTACTTTTAATTCATATTTCTTCCCCTTATATTCTTGAGGTACTAAAGCCTCTAGCTTAACTTTTAAATCATTTTCTGATATTTCCATTCCATGTTTTTCAATATATCTTTCTTTGTCTACTTCTTCTTGTATTCTTCTTCTTTCCATTTCTTTTTCTCTTTCTACAGTTTCTCTTTGTGCCTTAACAGTCTCAACTTTATTATCTGCTATCAAGGATTTATCTTCCCAAGTTGCACAAAGATAAATTGAATAAGTGAAAAAAAGAACTGACACAAGACCCATAACTATTTTCTTTTCTATAAAAGAATATATAATCAACAAAAAAGCTATCATAACTAAAATATATTGCATAGAAGAAACAGCTATTATAAGTAATACTATTGTTATTATTGGTACTAATATCCACATTATAAAATTCCCCCACAAATTACTCATCTCACTCAATATTATAGCATAATTTGGCAAAACAAAAGCACCTACCATTTAAGTAAGTACTTTCTTATTTACAATTAAATTTATTCATCTAGTTAGATTCATCATCATTGTGTATAAAAAATTTCATATTTTTATTGACTATAAAAAATATTATATGCAATATTTTTTCTAATTTGTGGTATAATAAAAACAAGAAGAACTACAATCTATTTGCGGTAGAGTGAAGTTCTATAACTGAAAGTTATTTTTTACGATGATATTTAAAATTTATATCAATCTTTAAGTCACTCTTTGCGGTAGAGTGGCTTTTTACTTTTTTGATTAACTTGCTAATCAAATAAACTATGTAACTAGCTGTTACACTAGCTAACACATTAAATAAAAAATTATCCATGTATATTCACCTCCCTTCTTATCGTTGGGAGGATAATTTTTTAATACATGAACTCCACTCTATAAATTGTAGATTACATCTTCTTGCTACAATTATTATAACATATAATTCTTACATATTTTTCCTATATCTTACTTTTTATTTTATTTTCTATTTTTTCAATAAAAAGCACCTACATATTTGTAAGTGCTTTCTATGTTTATTTAGTTTTATTGATTACTTAATAGGTTAGTACAAATTCCATACCAACCTAAGAATATCTACAT